GTAAGAGCTGACTATACAACTGGTTTAAAATTTGCTAAATGGTTAGGTTTACAGGAAGAAGGTTTAATGAAAAAATTTGGTTTCGATGGTTCTGATCAATATATGTATGCGAGGTTATTCTAATGGGATGGGTAGCACCAGTAGCGGGAGTAGCTAGTGCAGCATTATCTATATCTGCTGCTCAACAAGCATCAGCTAATGGAAAATTTAATAAGCAGGTACAAGAAAGAAATGCTGAATTAAAACTTCAAGAAGTTGAGGCTATACAATCTAAAAAAGAATTAGATTTAGCAAAATTTGATGAAAGATTTAAACAGTTTCAAGGTGAAACAATTACAAAAATTTCTACATCTGGAGCAGAATTATCTGGTTCTGGTTTAAGAATATTAAGAAGAAATGCTGAACAAGCAGAATTAGAAAAAGAAATGATTGATTACAATGCTGAAATTGGAAAATCAAGAGCTTATGAAGAAGCTAACTTTGCAAGAATAAAAGGAGATATTGCACAACAACAAGCTAGATCGGCAGCTATAGGATATTATTCTCAAGCTGGTCAAAGTCTTTTAACTACATTTGGATAACTATGCCTAAGATACCTACATTTGAATCTGGAAAAACACAAATGACTACTCAAGCTACTGGAGCAGTTTCTAATATTCAAATATCCCCACAATCCTCAACTGCCGCTGCATTACTACCAGCAGCAAAAGCATTTACTGATTATGCTGTAAAAAAAAGAGATGCTACAGAAAAAATTGAAGCACAAAAAATTATTTTAGAATTACAAGGTGAATCAGATAAAATCAAACATTCTCAAAAAGATAACATCAATGAAGATGAAGCTATTGAAACATTTACTAATAAATTTAATCCAATAGTAAATAATAAACTTACATCAATAAAAAATAAAAGAGTTAAAAAATTAGTTAGTGATGGAATGCTTTTACAAAATGCAGAAAATATAAATACATTAAAGAAAAATTCTTTTGAAGCATTAGAAAAAGAAAGTATTAGAATTTATAATGATACACAAGCATCTAATATTGGAAAATATAAAACTGCTACAGATGAAAAACAAAAAGAAATATATAAATCAGAATTATTTAGACAAGCAGAAACATATAATGAAATACATGAATTAGGAGAAAATGATTTAAAAAGAAGAAAAGAAAATATTGAAAATGCTTTATTTATTACAGATGCTGAAGGTTTTATTGGTAGTGATGAAGGTGTTAATTTAATTAAAACAATAGATCCAGGTGATTCCAAGTTAAATAATGAAACTTTCAGTAAAGCAATATTTAATGTTTATAAAGATAAAATTGAATCTTTAAGTATTAAAGGTGATCCAAATGCAGACTTTGAACAAGCAGAAGAATTATTGGTTGAATTAGAAAAGTTTGAAAGATCAAATGGTCATAAAGTTGTTGATGGTGCAAGAGAAAAAACATTTGCTGATTTAAAACAAAAAATATTAAATGAATCTATTGGTCATAATGATTTAGTATTTCAAATTGAACAAGGTAAAGAAGTTGCTGATTATTCTAAAGCTCAAAGATCAGCTCTTGGATCTTCATTTTACAATTCTTTAGTATTAGAAAAAAGTGGTGCTACTGCAAAAGCATTAGCTAATGAAGCTCAATCAGAATACGATAAAAGATATGAAACATGGTTAAGTGCTAATAGTGATGCTTCTACTTTTGAAAAAAAACAATATTCTCAAGAATTAAATTTAATGCTAGTAGATAAATATACTGAAATTGAATTACCACAATTAACTACATTTAATTTAGAAAAAAATAAATTTAATGTTCAAAGAGAATTAAATCAAATTGAACTTGCAGCTTCACTATATTATGAAAATCCAGATAATCCTAATTTATTAAAATCTCTATCAAAATTAAATGGTTATGTTGATAAAGAAGGTAATCCAAATGTTAATGCTTTCTTAAATTTTTACTTACCTTTAATAAAAAGTAGACAAGGTTCATAATGACAGAACTGAGTCAAGAAGCAAAAGATATTCTCTCAGAGATAAGAAATTCTAATGAAGCAATTAGACCTGTCAATTCTGGTTTAGTAAAAGAACCTAAGGAAGATAATTTTAACTTTTGGCTAACACTTCAAGATATGTCATTAGCTGTTCCAAAAGGTGTTGTTAATTCTGTTGAAGAACAAGGTGATTTTATAGATGAAAATATTATAAATCTTGGTGGTTTAGAATTTGGTGATGGAGATGGAAGAACAACATTTAGAGATTTTATACCTAGATATGTTCCGCCATCAAAATGGAATTCAAAAGATAGAAACATAGCTACATTTGCAAAACCAGAAACTATGGCAGGTAATATAACAGAAGGTGTGTCAAGATTTCTTACAGGCTTTTATGGACCAAACAAATTTTTAAAAGGTGCAGGTTTAACAGGTGGTGTTACAAAAAATGCTATAAGAGGAATGACAGCAGGAGCTGTTGCTGATCTTACTGTGTTTGATCCAGATGAAGGAAGATTATCAGATATGTTGGTTGAATTTGATTCTCCACTATTAAACAATGCTGTTACCCAATATCTTGCAACAGATGAAGATGATACTGAGATGGAAGGAAGATTAAAAAATGTTTTAGAAGGTATTGCTATTGGTGGACCACTAGAAGTATTAATGGGTATCAAAGCATTTAAAAGACAGAAAGCAACTCAAAATATTTCAGAAAAAAATAAAATTCACAAAGAGTATGGTGATGCTATCAAAAGTTTACAAGAAGCTAAAAAGAAACAAAAACTAAAACCTATTGATGTTGGTGTTAGAGTTACACCAGATGATAGGGGTAATGTTGGTACTGTAATAAGTATGAAGAGAGGAGCTATAGAGGTTGAGTTTATATCTAAAGATGGAGCAAGAGCAGTTAAAACATTTAAAAAATCAGAATTAAAATCAATAGATAAAACTCCATTAAAATTAGATCCTATTGTTAAAAAGAAAATAGCAGAAGGTAATGCAGCTATTATTAATATAGATCAAGCTATTAAAGATATTGAAATATCTAAAGCAAATGCAAAAGCAAATTCAGAATCTTTTATTTCTAAAATATTAAATGTAAAATCATTTAAGAATGCCAATCAAGTTTTAAAAACTATTGATGATATATCTGATTTATTTGATGAACAAGCAAAAGAATATTTAACAAATGATGTTTTAAGAAACGATGTTGCTGATGAACTCGCAACAATAATGGCTAGAGATAAATCTGAAGTATTAAGAGCATTACCAAAAGAAGCTGCTAGAGCAAAAGAAGCAGTTATTAGAATGTTGGCAACTAAAAAAATAATACAAGAAATTGCTTTAGATGCAAAAAATTCTGGTGAAAAATATTTAAAAGAGTTTGGTGAAGATTCCTCTAAATGGAGTAAGGAAGCTAAAACAGAAATAGCATTAAGATCTGCAATCTTACGAGATACTATTTATTATTTAAAAGAACAAATTAGAGGAGCAGCTCGTGTTACTCAAGCAGGTAATATTTCTGTATCAGCTTCAAAAGGAAATATATTAGAAGTAGAAAAGATGGCAGACATTGTTAAAAGATTTTCTGGAGATCCTGTTACTATTTCTAAAAAATGGAGAGATGGAAATGTTCAAACTGTTATTGAAACTTCTGGTAAAACAAAAGGTCAAAAAGCAATAGAAGTATTTAACTCATTATATATTAACTCACTTCTTTCTGGTATTTATACTAATGCACTAAACCTTAAATCTGGATTATATGAAGCAATTATTAGACCATTAGAACAAATTGCAGGTGGTGCAGTTAGACTTGATACTAGATCAGTTCGTTTAGGTTTTGCTCAATATTATGGAATGATTATGAGTATGGGTGATATTATAAGAGCAACAGGTCTAGCAATAAGACAAGGTGATGCTATTCTTGATCCTTTGTCAAGAACTCAAGATAACTTAAATATTGTTGGTGGAAAAGCACAAAGAGCAATTAGTGGAGACAACTTAGGTTTTAGTGGTATAGCAGGAAAAGGTATAGATTGGATTGGAGCTATATTTGAGTTTCCATCAAGACTACTAATGACAGGTGATGAATTTTTAAAACAAGCAAATTATCGTGGAAGATTATTTCAAAATGCTCTTGATAATACTATGGAGAGAGGTTTAAAACTTTCATCAAAAGAAGGTAAGGCAAATATAGATAGAATATTTAAAGAAGGATTTGATGCTAATGGTGCAGCAAATATTAAAGATAATCCATTCAATAAAGAAGCATTAGAATATGCAAGAGAGTCTACTTATACAAATGATTTAAGAGGTGGATCACATTTGAATTGGGGTAGTGCTTTACAAGATATGTTAAATAAAAATCCAGAATTTAGATTCTTAGCACCTTTTATAAGAACACCTACTAACCTTTGGAGACACTTTAGTAATCGTATTCCAGGATTAGGATTACTTACAAAACAAAATATGGATCTTTGGAAGTCTGGAGATAGAAGAGCAAGAGCTGAAGTTTTGGGTAGACAAATGTTAGGAATATCTGCTGCTGTGTATGGCTATCATTTAGCTACAGAATCTTTAGTAGATAAAAATGGAAATGGTTTTCCAAAACTAACAGGTAATGGACCAGCTAATTTTGAAATTAAAAAAGCATGGATGGCACTTGGTTGGCAACCTTATTCAATAGGTTATATAAAAGAAGATGGATCGATAGGTTACAAACAATATAACAGAATGGACCCTCGATTTTATATTCTTGGAATTATTGCAGATCTAAAAGAGAATGCACAGAATATTAATGATCAACAAAAACAAGATATATTTACCTCTGCTGCAATGTCTGTTTTAAAAAATGCAACTAATAAAACTTATCTAAGAGGTATATCAGATGCAATGGAACTTTTAGGTGATCCAACAGAAAACAAATTAGCTAGATTTGCTGGTGGTGTTATTGGTAATGCTATTCCTTATGCTTCATTAAGAAATCAAGGTATTCCATATATATTAGAACCAGATGAAACTGCTTATGAAATAAGAGGATTTGTAGATTCTATTAAAAACAGAGCAGGAATGAAAGATGAATTAGAACCTAAAAGAGATTTTCTAACTGGAGAACCTATTGAGAAAACACCAAATAGTTTATACTTAAATCCAGATGGGGTTTTATCTTATTCATCTATATTTCAAGGTTTTAGTTTAGTTGGTAGAGAAACAGAAGTTAAAGATAATCCTGTTTTATTTGAAGTTGCTAGACTTAAAATACCAATGACAGAACCTAGTAAAATTAAATTTAAAACAGTAGATTTAACTGAATATAAAATAGATGGTCAATCTGCTCACAACTATTTACTTGAAAGAATAGGTAAAACAAAAAACAGTATGGGTGAAACCTTAATGGATAGATTGAATAGAGAATTTAAAAGTTATTCTTATCAAAGACTTCAAGAAGGAGATGTTAATTATGATGGTGGTAAAGAATATCGAATAAAAAAAATTATAGAAAATTATAAAAAAAGAGCTGAAAGAGATATGTTATTAAAATATAAAAATCTTGCTAAAGACATTAATAATGCTAAAAAGACGAAATATAGTAAAAGAAAAGTTAAGACAACTATGGATGAAAACGACATTCAAAAACTTTTACCATAATATATTGTTGCTTATTAGGATAAAAATATATAAAGAGAAAATAGTATGACAATATCTTCAACTACAGTAAAGAACTCCTACTCTGGAAATGGTACTCTTGATACCTTCAACTACACATTTAAGATCTTTGCTGACACAGATTTACAGGTTATCATTAGAGATGCGACAGCTACTGAAACAGTAAAAACTTTAACTACTCACTATACAGTAACAGGTGCA